TGACCCCAAGCTGCTCGACTACTTCCACGACCGATGGATGACGCTTCACGGTGAGATGACAGGCATGGTCGAGGAGGCGCTCGGCCCTGCCCCTGAAGAAGTAACAGAACAGAGGGCGGAGACACCTTCCGAAGAGGCGGCGGCGGCGGTCTCAGAGGTGGTCCAACCAGAGCAAGAAACAGAACCCGCTGAGGAGGGTGCTCCGCCCGCTCCTACTGTGACGGAGACGGTCGCGCCGACCGACTTCACGACCACAACCACGGCGCAGCCGCGTCTTGGCAAGCGAGCACGCCGCAAGATCAACAGGGCGAAGTCGTTCTGGGAGAGGAAGCTGAACGCCGCGAAGACGCCGGAGGCAGTCGAGGCTGTCCGCGAGCAGATGCCAGACAACCTCCCCGACGACATGGCGCAGCGGATGTTCGACCAGCGCATGGCTGACGTGACGAAGTCGCAGCCGCCTGCTCCCAAGCGGAAGGGTCGCGGCAAGCGTGCGGCAGCGCCAGCTGTCGAGCCAGCCCCTGCCCCGGAGCCTGCCGTCGAGGCAGCCCCCGAGCCGGAGGTTGCTGAAGAGGCCCCCAAGAAGCCAGCCAAGAAGAAGGGCAAGAAGCACAACACCCGCAAGCCGTCCGCTCCTCAGCAGGCAGCGCCGACGATGAAGGCCCCGCCGAAGCCGAAGGGCAAGACCTCCCGTCGCTTCGTTCGCGCCATCGAGAACGCAGAGCGGGAGTCCGATCTCTCAAACGTCATGGTCGTCTACTTGCGGAAGGTTGCGGAAGGGCAGAGGGACGAGGCCGTCATCCACGCCTACGAGGTCAGGGCTCGCAAGCTGCGGTTCGATGCGCAGTATGGGAAGACCGGGCCTGTTCAGGAGGCGCAGCCTTTCACTGAGCCGCTCAATCCGGCGCAGGTCAGGGGGTTGGAGATTGGCAGGCCAGGACAGGAAGTTCCGCCAGTACCGCCCGTGCGTCTGACGCCGACTCCTGCTGATCGACGGCGCGGTCCACGAGCCCCGGTCCCGCTGGAGCGCCCGAGCCCAGAGTTCCTTCGCACCAGGTTTGCGCAACTCCAGAAGGAGATGGCTGACGTTCTGGCCAGGATCGAGGACCGGCTGGATGCGATCAACGAGTCCGAGATGCTCGGCCCGACCGCTAAGGTGGCAGCGCATGAAGCCATGATGGACATGACCGGCCCGCACTGGGCGCTCTACCGGAAGCTGAACGCCCGGCGCATCAGGGCTGCGAAGCTGATCTCTGACGCTCTCGTCGAGGATGGGGGCGTCTCACTGATCGGGCAGGAGCTGGAGAAGGACGGCGCGGCCCGTTACCTGAAGCTGGCCGAGCTGGCCCAGGTGCTGCGTGACAACAGGTGGGAGACGCTGCGCATCGTCTACGTTGACGCCAACGGCGTCATCATGGACCATGAATTGCAGACCATACGAGCCCCAGGAGGAGCGCCCCTGATCCCATACCCGAGCGATGCCAAGCGGGCGCGGCAGGGTGACAAGGCCGCTGATCTGTATAGGGGCATCGGGAAGAAGTGGGCGGATGACATCCGCAAGAAAGCCAAGCGACTCGGCGCTTCAGGGGTTTACTTCGTCCACAACCACCCGCACTCGGAGACGAATAACCTGATGTCTTCTCCAGACATCTCAGCAACGATCCACGTTCACGACAATCTGCTCGGCGATCTCCTCATCGGCCATGTGCTCATCAACGACCGCGTCGGGCAGTACATCCCTGGTGACATTTCTCAGATGGCTGGCCTGCAGGACACCATGTCCACCACGGAGAAGCTCAATCGCCTCCGACCGCTTGTCGTCTCTTACGACTTGCGGGCTTCAGTCGAGCGAGTTCCTCCAAAGCAGGGCAAGGGGCCTGGCTTCGGAGTTGCGGTCGAAGGTTACACGCTAGCTCCGACTGTCAAAGAAGACGGGTCGCCGCTGACCTTCGCTGATGAAGACGAAGCCAATGACTTCTATGAGGACAGAGGGCTCACGCTCGGGGAGATCGTGAAGGATCTGGAAGAGGCCGGGATGAATGACGAGCAGCTCTGGGTCGTCTTCACCGCCTTCGTAATCAAGGATGGTCAGAACGTCGAGGAGACTCTGTACGCCACGCCATTCAGGAGAGAGGCGTTCAGCTTTGAGCCGCTCGCTGCGGACTGGTCAGGCGACACCATGGCGGCGGAGTCGCAGGCTGACGCATTGGCCGGAACGATCCGTGGGATAGCTCGCCCCCTCGGTGCGCACGGCGCTATCGTTGTCGGCATGAGCAACATGGACGAGGAACTTCTGGATGTCCTCGGAACCTACTACAGAACCGGACTCATCACCGATGTCTACTTCCTGGACGCTCCTACTGCCACGGCATCATCGCTGGGCGGTGGATTTGCCACGGAGGGACAGATGGGTAGGGCGGGACACATCCCGGCCTTGATGGTTGGCGCGTCTGGCAGAGGGATACCAACCCCCCCGGTCGGCCCCGGCTGGGCGACCCGAGGCGCGGCCACTCCACCGGCTGCGCCAGCAGCCCCCGCTGCACCAGCTGCGCCAGCAGCCCAGCCAGCACCAGCCGCTCCCGGCACGGCCCCCACTGTCACGCGGGGGCAGGGTCTCCGTGATCTGGCCGGGCTGCCCAGGCTCGGGGCTGACCGCACGCTGGCCGACCGCTTCCTCCACCGCATCTTCCGCAAGGGGCCTGAGGGTTGGGAGAGCCCGCTCCGGGCGAAGGCCATGCGGTTCTTACGTGACCAGTTCAACATCCATGGCGGGGACATCCCGAAGGGGGTAGCGCGGCTGCTCGAAGCTCGGGAGTACGCCCGTGAGCATGCCCGGCTCGATAGCCGAACGATGCAGGCCAGGCTCACGAACGTCATCAACAACCTCAAGCGGGACGGACATGATGAGGGTCAGGTCCGCGAAGCCATCAAGATGGTGACGGAAGGCGCGATGACGCCGAGTGACCTGGCGCTTCGGCTCGACGTGCCGATGGACAACCCGCTCATCCGTGCCTTGGAGGGGATTCACCAGGAGCACCTCGACTGGCAGCAGGCGATAGCAAGCTGGCGAGGCATGAGCCCTCAATTGAAGGAGATCATCGAGGAGCAGGTCTACTACCAGACCCGCTTCTACCAGCGGTGGTTGCTCGGTGACTACTTCATCCCGAACGACGCCGACTTCCAGAATGCTCGCCAGATCATGGAGGACGACCTGGTGGAGGAGATCAACCAGGTCATGCGCAGGGCCGGTGATCTGCGGGGCATCCGCCAGCCGGTGGATATCGCAGCCTACCTGGAGACTGGTGACGACACCCTGCTCGCCAACCTGTCGGCCAGCAGGCAAGGCTCGATCCGAAGCCTGCGCAATCACTACATGCAGCTGGCGGACCTCGTGCGCAGCATCCAGCGTGGGCCGAACAACACCTACCAGGCGATCATCGACCTGGGCGAGATCCACGACGTGGCGCTCAAGGCGGTCAACTCCTACCTCCAGCAAGACCCGGTCGGGCCGGAGACCACGAGCGGAGTCGGGACTGCGAACTTCATCCACCGCAAGCTGAACGAGGCGTTCCGCAAGCTGTACGGCGAGGTGACGGACCCGACCTATCGCGAGCCAACCACGGTCGAAGTGCAGCAGAACATCCTCGCCAACATGGTGATGATGGAAAAGCTGTTCCAGGAGGGCGGGAACGCCGGGTGGTGGACGAGCCGTCGCAGTGGGACACATTCGGTCCAGCTTGGGAGCGAGACCAACCGCCGTGACAAGCTGCGCTACGGCCCCATGGCTGGCAAGTGGGTGACGCCAGGCATAGCGAAGGCGCTTGAGTCCAAGATCCCGAGCAGCAGTCTGGCATCGAAGATCGCCTCCATCCTCTGGCTCGGGCCGCAGGCTGGGATGCGGGCAACGAAGCTGCTGTGGGCCAAGACGATTGGCAGGAACGGGGCAACCTCAGTCTTCGGCCAGGCGCTGAGTTGCGGCGATGTGTACTACGGGAGTTTCTGGGGCCACCTCACAGAGGGCATCGCCATCGCATGGAAGGCCAATCCGCTCGCCAACATCGGGCCGGACATCACGCTTTACGGGGTCAGGCCGGGGCAGAAGAACGTCTGGGCCATGGAGAAAGTGGCGGAGGCAGCGAAGGAGGGGTACTACTCGCACAAAGCGCAGTCCCTGTCGCAGGGCGTGAAGGCCATCATCGAGAGCCCGCTGTTCTCTCCCTTCGGGCTCACCGGCAAGATCAGAAACTTCCTCCAGCATGCGATGGAGGCATACGCACTGATCGACTTCCCGGTGAAGTACGCCGCCTACAAGACCCACCTCGAAGAGTACGAGAAGGCCGGGGTGCCAACCGAGAAGGCGAAGGCTGGGGCCAGGGAGTGGGTGGCCCTGCACTACCAGAACCGGCACCGTGGGCCGAAGGCGTTGGACACCGTAGCCCTGGTGCCTGGTGCCGACTACGTCGGCTACACCTACGACAGCGGCAGGATGCTGGCGAACGGAGCGCACACAGCCATCACGCACGCCTTCAAGGGCGACCCAGTGATGCCAAACAAGGAGATCAACCTCCGGCCCCTGGTCGGCTTCATCAGCGCCAGGCTCCTCCCGCTCTCCGCTCTCGGTGGCGGCAACTGGCTCTACAACACGGCGTTCCGACCACTGCTCACCGATGCCTGGGCCAAGTTTGCATCCCAGACCGAGGGCGCTGGCAAGATGGCGGACGAGATCCTCGGCTACTTCTTCCCGCACGACGACGAGGACAAGGAGAAGAAGGTCGTCAAGCGCACCCCGCTGACGAACGAGGAGATGGTCAACTTCCGAAAGTTCTGGCCCGACTACGACAAGAACATGAACGCGCTGGCCTGGAAGACGGAGTACGAGGACGGCTCGGTAGAACTCAGCTACACCGCCATGAATGGCAACACCGCCTTCCCGGTGGAGGAGTGGATCTCCGGTGCGCTGCAGACTTCCATGGAGGGCGGCACCCCGTTCTGGAAGGCGCTGCTCGCCAACATGGCGCAGAACCTCGGGCCAGGCATGTACCTGGAGGAGCAGCTGGAGCTGTGGACTGGGCTGGACACAGCGTTCGACGTAGACCGTGAGGGCATTGGAGAGCTGATCGGTTCCCGTATAGCTCACCACCCGAACAAAGACGAGGGCAAGATTGCGAAGGAGCGCATCTCCCACTTTCTCATCAACGTGATGACCGGCCAGCTCGGCCCGACCATCCAGTACACCCACGACTACGTGAAGCGGCAGAAGCTCGGGCAGAAGGCACAGCCTGGCAGCATGATCGCGCCCAAGTCGCTGCATGATGTGCGGCAGAAGTTCACCAGGTTCGTCCGCACCTACCACTACGACAAGGACGACCTTGGCAGACTGCTCGCCTATCAGATAGCCCCCATCTCAGAGGACATCCACACTGACAAGTACAACGCCGGGGCGCAGCGCCGGGCTGAGGTGGACAAGGGTGTCGCCACGCAGGAGGACATCGCTCGCTCCATCTCCGGGCGCAAGGAACTGGCGCGTGATCTAATGAAGGCCCACGAGCTAGTCCGCGCCTTCAGGTCGCTACCAGCTACCAGCGAGATTGATGATGTTCAGCTATCTCTGAAACTGCAGGCGGCTGGCTCGAAGAAGCGAGCGCCCATCGGCGACGACGAGGCGATGGCAATCATCACCGGGAAGTTTGACAGGCTGAAGCCCTGGGAGTCGAAGGCGAAGCCAACCTACGAGGGGACCGGCGAACACATAGCGGTCAAGTACATGAAGGAGAACTGGGGTCATATCAGCTACTCAGAGTTGCAGAAGCTGATGATCGAGCAGGGCTACAAGGTGGAGCCGGACATCAAGAAGTTCAAAACCTGGGCAAAGTCCAGGTGGGCGAAGTGGAAGGAGCTTGGGGAGACGTTCGAGGAAGAGGAGTGATAGGATCGCACCGATGCGGCTCAAGCTAATGCTGGCGGCGTTTCCACTCCTGCTGCCATGGGTGGCTGAGGCGATCACGCCAACCCCAACCTCAATCTGGTCAACCTCCACACCCACACCAACCCGCACTCCGACCCGGACGCGGACGCCAACGCGCACCCCGACGCGCACTCCCACCATAACCCGCACCCCAACCCGCACTCCAACACCTACCAGGACACCGACGCCGACGGTTACCCCAACGCTAACTCCAACCCCAACGTGGCCCATCGTCTGCGAGACGCCCGTGTTCAAGGGCAACGATCTGGTCGAGGTGCGGGTGAATTACGCGCACGAGGCTACGCCGGGCGTCCCCTACGTGGTGAGGCTCGGCCCGATCCACTTTGAGGGGGACTCCACTGCAACCATCCGGGCTGAGGGCCATCCGACGGGATGCGACTGGGACTTCGCCAACACCATTTTCGATGATGGGTTCGAGGATGGTGGTACTTCACAATGGTCTTCGACCGCCCCATAGGAGGAGGCACCATGGCAACTGATCCGCCCGAGTATCTGCCCTACTTCTACGCCTACAACGACCTGCTCAGCAAGCTCAGCGAGACTTACCGCAAGGTGGGGATGAACATTGCTGAGCGCAAGTACGTCTACCATAGGGGCGCGTTCTACATCGACGCTGCCTTGACCATCGACACGCTGCTCTCGCTGGAGTTCCAGCCGCTGATGGAGTGCAACTACAACTGGCAGTGGTGGGCTGAGGAGATGCGCAAGCAGGGTGAGGCTCTCGGTGACGATGCCGCCTATGCGATGATCTTGCCCGGCCCGTTCATGGGTGAGTGGCACGACTACCCATCGCTCACGAACAGCACCGACAAGATGATCTCCCTGATGACCGGGGTCTACCGCACCGAGGATGAAGACTCCGATGTCGGCGGTCTCGGCACCATCACCCCGGCTGAGTGCGTGAAGCTGACGCACCGCTTCTGCCGCTTCTGGCTGTGGAGGAGCTGCGGAGAGATGGTGCATGGCTACATGAAGCCGTGGCCATGGCTGAAGGCCGTGACTGACGAACTTCAGCAGCTCTATCGCAAGCTGGGTGAGCCGGACAAGGCTGGGAGCGCATGGGCAACGAAGCCGCTACCGCCCGGCTATGTGCCGCCTTTCTCGTGGGGTGGCCAGCCGTGACCTCCCGCCGCGAGCTGGACCGCCGCCGCGTGATGCGGGCGATGATCCAGCTCTTGGACGAAGTCGAGGAGAGGAGACGCCATGATCCGCAAGAAGAAGGATGGCTACCATGTGGTGAGCGAGAAGGGCAAGAACCTCGGTGGCCCCTACAAGACCAGGGAGGCTGCGAAGAAGCGGCTCCAGCAGGTCGAGCACTTCAAGCATAAGGGGAAGTGACCCATGAGTGAGCGGCAAAAAGCAGCCGCCAGAGAAACCATGAAGAGGGTCAACGCACGCAACAAGGCCAATGGTTATGCGGCACAGCGAGAGGCGCTGAAGAAGACCCTGGCAAGACAGGAGGCTCTTGGGTGGCCTATCCTCAAGGCAAATCTCAAGGCGGCAGCGGAAGCAACTACCACCCATGGGCTGAGCAGCCATCCGCTTTACAGAATATGGCGCGGCATGCTTGCCCGCTGCTCCGACCGGGCCAGAGAGCGCGAACGCAAGCACTACTTCGACCGTGGCATCTGCGTCTGCGAGCGTTGGCAAGGGGACGATGGTTTGAAGAACTTCATTGCTGACATGGGGGAGCGGCCACTTGGCTATTCAATTGACCGCATCGACCCTGACGGAGACTACTCACCAGAGAACTGCCGATGGGCTACGTACAGGAAGCAAGCTCGCAACAAGGGGAAGGTCTACGAGGTTCCCCGTGTAGTTCTGCGCTGGTATTGTGGACGGCCATCCTTCAAACGCTCTCAAGCGGCAGCCTAGTAGGAGGATTGAATGTCGAAGCTCACCGAGTTTTTCAAGAAGGTCAACAAGACCCCGTGGTTCGGGACGGTCAAGAAGATTGCTCCCACACTGGCGGCTGGGTTAGCCGGGGGAGGGCCGATTGGTGCGGCGGCGGTCCAAATCTTGATGGGCGTGCTGAAGATCGACGGCGACCCCAACGACCCCGGCACTCTGGATCAGATCTCCGAGGTCATGGCGAGCGGCGACCTGGAGAAGTTGCACCTGCTCAAGATCGCAGAGCAGCAGTTTGTGGTCGAGATGAAGAAGCTCGATCTGCAAGAGCAAGACCTCTATCTCGAAGATGTGCAGAGCGCACGGGGGATGCACATCGCGCAGAGGGAGGCGACCCCCTCGGTGCTGACCTACCTGAGCCTCATCGTCTTCTTCGGGATGATGGCGCTGATCCTCTGGCAGCACGACTGGTTTGGCGACAACGAGTTTGCCCAGAACTTGTGCTTCATGGTGATCGGCGGGGCGCTCGGCTGGGTGAACCAAGCGTTCAACTTCTGGCTCGGGTCGAGCCGGGGCAGCCAAGCCAAGAGCGAGGCGATGCTCTCGCAGCTGAACCAGCAGAGCAACGGCGACAGCTGACCTCTACCGGACAGACAACGAAAGGCCCCCGGAATCCGGGGGCCTTTGTCTCGCTGGCTGCACAGCAAGACGTTGGAAAGAAGGCGAGATCAGTCTACCACGGCCTTCTTGCTGGCAGCTTCCCACTGCTTCACCATGTCTGCCCAGTCCTTCAGGAACTTGGCCCTGTCGCTCTCGCTCTTGATGGAGCCGGGGCCGTCCATTCCGCCATGCCCGGAGGCCAGGCGCTCCATCACCCTGACCGCGAAGTCCTCCTCCTTCCCACACCGGATGGCCTGCTGGAGCAGGGCCTGCCAGAAGGCTGTGTACTGGTCTCCCTCCATCAGCGACGACGAGGCGATGCCTCCGGACTGCTCTCCGAATAGGGGGGAGTCTTCAGGCGTGCGCTTCCCGTTTGCTTTGCCGCCTGTCTCCTCGCCTGGGGCCGAGGCAGTGGTAGAGGGCGGCTGCTTGGCCGACGGTTCTGAGGGCTTCCTGGTGCGCTTTTTGAGGGTCTCTTTCGCAGACTGATTCTCATCTGAGAAGTAGTCTTCGATGCTGGACATGCCATCCCGCAAGGAGTTGAAGATGCGGGTCAGGTCGATGAGCTGGATCTCGTCGATGGCCTCGGCCTTCTTGCGGTAGCGGGCCTCGATCATTTCCTGGCTCACCTCCAGCTCCTTGAACTTGGCGAGCATGGTCTTGATGCGATCCTTCAAGGGCTTGCCCCCGCCACCCTTGAGGGTCTCCTCGCACTGGGCGAGGGCTCCCTCCTGCACGTCGCCGGGAATCAGGGACAGGATGCACGCCCGGATGCGCCTGGCTGCCAGGTTGGCGATCATCTCGTAGATGTCACGGGGATCGGTGAGGCGCTGCATGCCGCCGCTCTTGGAGTAGCGGATGTGCTTGACGTGGAAGACCCGCTCCTGCAGGGTGTTGGTCTCCATGTCGATGGCGTATGCCTGGACCTCGGAGACCCCAGCGCCCTGCGACAACTCCCTGAATCCAAAGCGGATGTTGCCCCAGTGCCTGGCCATGGTCTCGGCCAGCCTGATGGATGCGCCACGCACGGACGCCCCGCCCCTGCTGTAGCTGTACTCAGCCACCTGAGCCAGTGACTGCCGCTTGCAGGCTTCGACGATCTTCTGCTCTGCCCGGATCTCGTCCCTCGGGAAGCGCTTGGCCACGATGAACTGGGCCTGCGCTTCCTGCACGGCCCGGCTCTCCTCGATCCTGGTGATGGCCGCAGCCTGGCTGTCCTGCTGCACCTCCCCATCCTCGAAGATGGTGATGGGACTCGCTGTTCTGATCTCGTCGTTCATTTGCCCAGCTCCTTCTCAAAGAGGTTGGCCAGGGCCGTCTTCAGCACTGCGGACTGACTGATGGGTGGGACGACGATGTTGGCGTCCCGCAGCTTGGACTGCATGTGCGCCTGCAGGTCATGCAACATCGCCATCTCGATCTCGTTGAGGTACAGGGCCACGATGGTTCGGTCCTTCTTCCACTTCGCCACCGCTGTCTCTTTCTTCGCTCTCGGCATGGTGTGCCTCCTTTCCTAGAAAACCCTGAAGTATTCGTAGCTCGTCTCGTTCACGTACTGCTCATAGATGTCTGGCTTCTCTGCCTCCAACTTCTTGCTGTCGAATGACTTGCGTGTCGATAGCTTCCAAACGATAGGCCGGTCCCCAACCCTCACCTTCCGGTGCTCCCCGAGGTGCTCCTTGATCTTGCGGGTGTTGTCATCGAGGGATTCCTCGCCTTCCTTGTTGGCCTCCTGGATCTCGTCCCGCTCCTCGATCAGCTTGGCAAGGTACGGATCTTCGATCTCCTCCGTCTCCGAGGCGATGGTCGCATCCACGAGAGCCTCGCCGTGGCATGTCCAGCGAAACTCGCAGGTCTGGCACCGCCTGTCCGAGGACATCAGTTTGAATGGGGCAGGCCCCTCCTCCACCTCACGCATGAACTGCTCGCCAACCTTGAGCATGAGGGCCAGCGCCTCGTTGTCTTGGTCCACGAACTGGACGAACAGCCGCCAGCTGACCGGCTCCAGGCAGGCGTACAGGCCCCAGCTGAAGCCGGTGAGCCCGATGTAGTGCTGGACCTGGAGCTTCTCGACATCAGGGATGCCGGTCTTCAGCAGCTTCTGGAATGGGAACGGCCCCTTGGTCTTGAACTCGGCCACGCCGGGGCCTTCCTTACCAGGCACGGCTCCCTTCTGCACAACCCGGTCGAGGTTGCCGATCCACCACGCAGGCATGGCGTACTGGCTCTTGATCTTCAGCTTGCGCCTGAACTTGAAGCCGTAACGCTCGGTAACTTCCTCAGCCACAAGAGCTTCCAGCTTGTGGCCTCGCTTCATAGCCCCGGTGTAGCGGCGGGGAAAGTCCAGCTCTGTCCCTCGCTTCTCATACCAGAGCCTGCGGGCGCAGCCGTAGGGGTCGAGCCCGAGCACGTCCCCCCACTCCGACCCGCCAATCCCGGCCCGCCTTCTTTCGTGCCAGTCTTCGCTGTGCGGTTGGGTCACGCATCGTCTCCCTTCAGGATGGAGTCATGGATGTTGAGCTTGCCGACCTCGTTTCCGCCGTCACCAGCCATGTCGGAGCCCTTCACCATCGGGATGTCCCCGAGGATTCCCGGCCTGCCATCCTCCTGGGCGGGCTTCCCGCCCGTCCCCTCGATGAGTGCCTTCGCCCACATGGTGAGCTTGGCGGCACGCTGGATCAGCTGGGTGGCCTCTGCCAGATAGACGCACGCCCTCTCGTAGTCTCGCTCCTCTACCATGTCACAGCTCCTTTCTGTCAGTCGTGGTTGGAAGATCAGGGACGTTGATCGGGAGCCAATAGCCGGTGCATCCAGTCTCCCCCTTGAGCGTGGTGCGCAGCGTCCTGGCTCTGATGCCGAGCGACCCTATGTACTCGACGTTGACGAGGAGAAGGCGGGGGAACCCGTCCACCTCCTTGTTGATGGGGTAGCCGTAGAACCAGTACAGCCCGGCTCTCTTCGGCCACATCCGAGTCCATTCACTCTGGTCTGCCATCGAACTGCCCAGGAGGCCAGATGGCCTCGACGTTGGTCCGCAATGCCCAGGCTATCCTGAAGGCGGTGCTGATCCTCGGCTCTGAGAAGCCGGAGCGCAGGTTCAAGAGCCCTTGAACAGTAAGCCCGGTTGCATCCTGTAAGTGCTTGATTAGATAGGGCCTACGCCCAATCACCTTGTTTCGAGCCAGGATCTTGTCGATGTTGCAGGTGATGAGTTGATCCATGCGGAGAGTCTAGCACACTGGAGTACAGAATGTCCAGCGAAAGGAGGTGAAAAGTGCTGGCCTCCCATCGGCGTTGCCCGTTGTTAGCCTTGGTCCAAGCGGCCAGCACGGAGTTGTTTCAGCCAGGCAAGCAGCTGTCCTGATTCGACATCGCACCACTCACACTCAATCACATCAAAGCCTGCGATCCTGGCGAGGTTGTTCTTTTCCATGTCCCTACGTCTGCCCTCGATGGAGTGGTGCGCTCCGCCGTAGCTGAGCTTCCCATCCGGGCCTGTTCGCATGCAGCCCTTGCCGCCTTGGATGTCGATCAGGATGTGGAGTTGCGGGATGGCCAGGTCGAACCTGAATTTCCGCCCTGGGATTGCGGGGTACTCCAGGTACATCACCCGGCTGTCGATGTCCGACCCTTCCTTCCACGTCCCGCCGAAGGCAACGCCGAACTCTCGCCGCGCCTCCTCGATGAAGACGAGGAGGGCCAGCTTCTTCTTGCGGTCTGATCCGTCCGTTCGCCTTGGCTTGTCTGGCATGGAGGTAGGGGCCAGACCGACGGCCATCCGGTAGTCCTCGACGCTGATTCGCTGGTCCCATGCCTTGGTCATGGTGCCATCTTAGCGCAAAGAAGGGGAGGCTAGGACTCCCCTGTAGCTGCGCACGTACCCGTCCACGTCGGAGGCGCGAGCTTCAGCCCTGCGCCATGTACGCGGGTTGATGATAGGGTGCCTAGCACCTGGGTTACACGATGCCCTTGTCGTGCATGGTGATCGTCTCTTCGATGAGAGGGTCGATGTCCAGGTCTCCGACCGGCCCACGGTACGGGAGACCGAGCAGCTTGCGGGCCTTGCGCAAGGCTGGCGGGTAGTCGTCCCACTTGTAGGTGTAGAGGCCAGCCGCCAGCGCCAGATCCTGGCACTCGCCAACGAGGGCGAACAGCGTAGCCTGCAGCTCCCTGTTTCTCTGGTGGAGGCTCGCCACCCGAGGGTGGCAGACGCTCTTGATCTTGCGCTGTCTTTTCATATCATCGAGAGGAAGAGGAACAGTGCGGCTGCCCCGAGGATGCCGATGAGTGAGAGCAGGTTGTGCATGCGCCTGCTCATGACGGCATCCGGTCGAGCTTGTCGAACGCATTGTCACAGACGATGCAGCTGTCTGCCATGGCGAACGCCCTGCTTACGCAGTCCATCACCGTCTTCTTGTCCGTCATCTTGGCCAGGGTCAGGGCCATCGCCGCCATGCACTGGCAGTGCCGGGCCTTCATGTCCTCCTCTCCCATGTCCTCGTTGGTGACGATCAGGAAGAAGCAATCCTCCGGCTCATCCGGGTCAGGTAGCAGCATCACACAGCTGAGATCCACTCCAGCCGCAGTCTGCGTACTCCTCAGCCAGTCCACCACGCTCATGCCGTAGACTGCGAGCTTCGTCGTCATGCGTCCTCCTCTTTCTTCGCCAGCTCCCATGCCTCCCAGGTGGACTCCGGCACCACCTCGTCCTCGGGCTGGGGCCTCACCATGATGACGCAAAACGGGTATTTCTTCAGCTGGTAGACGGTTTCGGTCGGGCTGTGGCATGCCATTTTGAACAGGTTGTGCTCTCCCATGTCGAAGCTGTCTCCGGTGTGCCAGAGCTTGCCGTTGACCAGGTACCTCGGGCTCCGGTTGAGCAGCTCGCTCTTGAGCGTGATGTTCTTGTCCCCGTAGTGTGCGACGCCTCGAAGCTCCAACCCAAACTCGATGCCGAACGTCCCCTTCGGGCTCTTCCTCCATGCCCAGTGCAGGTCACGAGGGTTCTGCTCGTTGTCGTTGATGGTCAGCGTCGGCTGCGCCTTGTTGAGTGCGCTCCAGTACATGATGCGTGGAAGCTCGATGTAGTCCGTCATTGGTACTCCGTTCTGGCCCCGTGCTTGCGCTGCCTCGGCGTCCCTGTCGAAGGGATGGGGCCTCCCTTCCTCGCATCCTCAGCACCCACCATCGCCTGTCGCTCGGCCTCCTTCCAATCCCTGCGGTACTCCACGGAGTAGGCCCGCATGTACTGCTGGAAGAGGTCCGGGTTGTCGAGAAACATGGTGGCGAGGAGTCCGATCATCATGTCGATGACCTTCTCTATGGGCAGCTCCCATGCCACCGTCTGCGCCAGCTGCCGTGCGGTCGTGGCGTTGGTCATGGTTCCTCCCTCTTCATCTGCTCCCGCATCCAGCCGACCAGCCCGCCCCGGCTCTGCCAGTCGAGCACCTTCTCCTCGCTGCCCCAGCAGTCGGAAGGTGCAGAGTTGAACAACCATGCTGCCCACTCCCGCATGTGCTTGGTGTTCGAGTCGTCGGCCTGGCCGTAGGCACGGACGAGATCGTTCTCAAACAGGTAGGTCAGGAAGTGGCCCATCGGTGTGCCGAACAGGACGTGCTCCAGCGCCCCGTTCATGCAGTGGTTGCGGACGATGTGCTCACTCAGTTTCTCCAGCATGAGAGGGTCCACCTTCTTGAAGTCCTCGATGGTCTTCACCTTGTCCCACTCGATCATGGCTTGCCTCCTTCTCCCGACACCTCGACCAACGGAGCCCCCATGCTCGCCGGGTCGGTGCTCCCGCCAGTGCGATAGATGCGTATCCTGTCCCTCCCTTCGTCATCCACGTCGAGGTAGACGCGCACTCCGACTTTCCAGCCACGGAGATGCGCCTCCAGCCCAGACTTCTCCGTCCCTTCCCTGGTCGCCGTCGTCCTGGCCTTGCCCCACAGCTCACCGTAGAATCTCGACATCTTGTCACCCTCTTTCCTTCACGTCCTTGCGCCATGTGTTGAGCGATGAGCAGCAGCCTTCGCCCATCGCCATGCCCTCGTACACCAGCGGGATGTCAGCAAGCAGGCAGCGGTACTGCTGCCCGTCCCAATGCAGGGCCAGGCATCTACCGGACTCGTCCGCTGCCCCGAAGCAGCACGGTGCCTGCATGCAACAGAACCCGCATCCGACGCAGTCAGGCATCAGTATTCTCCCTCTCCGTAGCCACCCCTGCCCTCGGCAGCGTCAGCGCAGATGTCGCAGCAATACGCATGCGCCCTGTCCAACGGCGTGAGCATGTTCTCCCTGCCGCACGTCGGACATGGCAGGTTGCGAGGATTGTCCTTGGTCGCTGCTCGCAGAGCGGAGCGCCCGCCAGGATCAGCGAACCCGACGCCGTCGATCATGTAGTCGTCCTCGCTCTCTGGATAGAACTCTTCCCTGTCCATGTCTGCCTGCTCGTCATCCCAGCAGCCATCGCACAGGTACTCGCCGTCGTCGTTCTGGTGGATGTCATGGCCGGGCTCTCCCAGGTCTGCGCCGCAGCCTTCACAGAAAACGCTCATGGCTACTCCTCCTCGTCCTCGTCAGGTGTGAAGTCGTTCACTACCTCAGAGTCGGCCCAATCGTAGCGATTGGCTATGACCCTGTACCGATTCTCCATGGCATATCCCTTCGCCTCCTCGTAGTCAGACGTTGACCACGACCCGAACGAGTTGCCGTCCCCATCCTCGAACGTGTAGACGTAGAGCGAAGCAGCCATGTCACACCCCCCTCGACGTGATCCATGCGACCGCATCCCCGATGGGATCTTTCCCTTCGGGGTAGAGGGTGCAGTAGGTGTTGTCGAAGAAGGCGTCAGGCATGTCGCTGATCGCCAGGTACACGCCCAGTTCCTTCTCCATCCGACCGGCGACTCGACCGAGGTAGAAGTAGGCTTCCTGAATCGACTCGGCCCTCGTCCCACTCTTCCCACTGTTGGCCTTCGTTATCACCCAGAGCGTCATGTCACACCTCCTTGCCTTCGGCCTTCGCCTTCTTGAACTGCTCGTCCCACAGATCACACAGATCGATGGTTGCCATCTGTCCGAACGCCTGGCCCATCAGAATCCAGAGGATGCGCTTCGCCGTGTCGTCCTTGATTGCATCCCCTCGCTTCTGCTCCCTCACATAGTCGGCCAGCCCCTGAGCGAAAGGGATCGGGTTGCACGGGAAGCACTCGCTGAACATCGCCAGCTCCAGGTCTGCTCTCATGCCTCACCTCCATGGGATTCAGTCTGCCTCGCAGTGGGAGAGAGCGGAGGTGCAGTGACCCTCTCCCATGCGAGGCAGAACGAATCACACTGAGTTCTCTCGATCCATCCAGAGGTACGGGATGCGGTTCACCTCCGGCGAGAAGCAGCTGTTGCCAGTCTTGCATGTGAACAGGGCGACGACATCCGAGAAGGTGCGGAGCACACACTTCATGTTGCTCCAGTCGTTGAAGATGTGAGTGCCGCACTCCCTCACAACCCAGAAGAATGTCTCGTCGTCATCCATCCCATGTACGGATGCCTTGTCATGCCGAGTGAAGTCTTCCTTGTAGTGCGTTGGCTGGCCGAGCTTCATCACCTCGATGGTCATCAGTGCGTAGAGGTGATCGCGAACCTGCGGATGGCTCATCACTCTACCTCCAGCCCTTCGTTCAGCAGAACCTGAGCGACGCCAGCTGCCATGCGATGATCGACGCAGAGCCGGTAGCGCCCCATCCACTGCCATCCCTCCGTCGCCAGCGTCTCGTCCATCACTCGCAGTGCGTCCTCGTTCTGCGCCTCGAACACGATGATCGACCCCTCGTTCTCGACCCGAACGTCACACATCCTGCTCCTCCTTCTTCATGCCTGGGCCAGGCGTCATCTTCAGGAAGCTGAGGTTGCCCTTCTTGTCCCAGTCTGCCCAGACTGTGGCAACGATCACTCCCTGCCGGTACAGAATCCATCGGTGCTTGCCCTGCATGGGGCGGTACTCACGCTGGTAGTATTGCGGCTGGCCACTGGTCAGCGAGTCGAACAGCTTCCGCAACTGTCGCCGCACTCTCTCCGGCATGTTCAGCATGGTCTCTCCCCTCTCCTCTGCCCTCACAAAGTGAGGGGCAGAGGAGAGGGGAGGAGTCGGCCTCCTCCCCTCGTCGCTCATCCCCAGTTCCGCAGCCTGCGGATGAAGCAGTCGCTGCCATGATCGACGTTCCTGATGTTGAACTCGATGCCTCGCTCCTTCAGTGCGTCGATGAACAGGGCAGCATCGCAGTCCTCTTCGAGGAACACGCTGTTGCCATCCACGTAGCTGAAGCACGACGGCCTCACGCCGTAGGTCTCCATCATGCGCCGGTCCACTTGGAGCCAGCCATGGCCGGGGTCGGAATGGAAAGTGAGGGTGAGCATCAGTCACCTCCTTCCTTGGCGAGCATCCGCTCCTCCACCAGCTCCTGCTCCGCATCGGCGGCGACGTTGACAATCTTGATGGCGAGCTGCTCGATCTCCTCAGCTTCGATGATGATGTCTGAGCAGTTGTCCTCAGTGAGCCCGAGCCCCTCGCTGAATGCCTCCTCGATGTTCAGGATCGCAACCTTGATCCGCCTCACGCAGTCCCGCATCTCCTGCTTCGGTGTCACGTCACCCTCCCTTGGTATGCAGCCTTCACGACGGCGACCGTGTCATAGTCCTTGGGCGCAGCGTCCGCCACTCGCAGCGGCATGAGCAGCCCGACCAGCTCACCCTCGACCTGGAGCTGGATGGGTGCAGTCACGTCGTGTCGCTTGCACCAATACTCCACACCAGGGATGAGGTACTCGATCAGCTTCGCCTTGCTCGGGTCGATGGGAACGGGCGGGTCGATCATGCCAGGGGACATGAGCAGCACGGACACCGCCTTGCCAACGCAGACGTTGACCAACTCATCCCTGGTGCCACGCCACAGTTCCGACTTGTCGTTCTTCGCGCTGTTGAAGATGCGTTCGATGCCTTCGAGCCTGACCTTGCCGTTCGCCGCTCCTTCAGTCATGCTCTTGTACGGAGGCTTGCGTTGCAGTGCCGATGCCTTGAGCAGGATGGTGCCGTCTGTGTACCACCCGCTGCCAGCCGGGGCAGCGTTCCCGTCCTGAGTCCACGCCTTCCACTTGTTGCGCTTGAAGTCTGCGAAGCGGACGCCTTGGCTCTGCTCCTCCTCCTCATGCTCCACCACCTGCGGTGCCGTCGGTTCGTTCGCCATGCCGAGCATCTGCTGCATCTCAGCGATGGCATCGTCGATCTTCGCCAGCAATGCCTCACTCATTCGATGCCTCCTTCTTGCGAGAGATCACTTCGTCGAACAGCGTGTGGTAGGTGTGGCTGTCCATGAACGCCACCCTCTTGGCGAGCACCTGCTCCAGGAATTCGGGCGTGATGATGAGCCGCTTGATCGCATCCTCAGTCAGCACACAGTAGGTGCCGGTCGGATAGACGCCCCTCTGCATGGCTGGCTGTCCCTTGTAGGTCGGCTCCTCGCTCGCCTCGATGATGGTGATGCCCAGGTCCATGCCTGACTGGCACTTGGCACATGGCTCGTAGGTAACGCAGGCATGGCGTGGTGCCTCGATGTCATGGAGTCCGCCTCGATCCATCCTACCCATGAGCAGGACCGTGCCATCGTCCTGCCCGCACCAGAAGCAGACACCGAGCGATGGATTGACGCCGTACTTCTCAGACAGTCGGATGCTCATGGCTCCTCCTCTCCTGGCAGCCTCGGTATCGAGAGATGCCCACAGTCGTTGCCTTCCTCGTCGCTGTCCACCCACACAACCACAGCCTTGATCCCTCCCTTCTCGATGACCAGTCCGAAGGACTCCGTGCCAGGAGTCAGCGTCGTGCCGATGATGGTGTAACCGATCAGCCGCTTCGCCTGCTCCGCTTCCCACTTGGCGTTGTGACTCATCGCTCCTCCTTTCCCTTCTCCTCTTCGCTCTCACAAAGTGATGAGCGAAGAGGAGAAGGGAAGGCCGTCGCCTCCCCTCCATGCCTCACTCCGATTGCTCGCCGTACTTCCAGTCGCTCAGGCATTCATGGCAGTAGCCATGATCTGCGATGTGCGTCTTGGCATAGGCCCCCGTGTCGATGCGATGGCAGCGAGGACACTCAACCTCCTCCCGCTCGCCCTCTGCCACGTCGAGCATGGCATCGAGCAGATGGATCACGCCGGTCACGGCCAGCCATTCGTCGCTCTCCCTGGTCAGGCGCATCTCAAGCAGCGCATCCCTCTGCTCCCTGAGCAGGTCAACGTCCACGTTCGGCACGGTGATGGTGATGCCTTCACTCATAGTGGGGCCTCCTCGACGGGTATCCCTGCCCAGGCTGGAGCTGGATGCGTACCCTGTACTCGCCGTCGCTGTTCGTGTGGTACATGGATGGCCGACCCTCGTTGCTAAACTCGCCGTCCTCCAGGAATCGCGCCAGCATGTACGCATCCTTCAGGCATGACACGGGGTACACTCGCTCGATGCTGCCCACCGTGTACCACCAGCCGCCCTCCTCCGGGCCACCGTATGCCTGGTCCTCCAGGTAGACGTTGACGAACAGCTGAGTCACGCCGTCAGCCATTCGCTCGGCGCACTCGGGACACAGCGTCACTCGCAATGGCTCGGCATCCATCGGCAGCGCCTTGCTGTACACCTCCCAGGCATGGAAGGTGGGAGTGCCATCGTCAAGGAAGTAGTCCAGCCAGTCGAACTCTCCGTCGCCCGGCTCCTCCTTGTCATCGGGCCTGTCCTTCAGGCATGCCTCGCAGATGTCGTGCCTCATCATGTGAGGCATCGAGTACATCAGGTGCCGCTCCCCGATCTTCTCGATCCAATGCGCTGGCTCGTTGTCAATGTCCGGGACCACCACATCCTCAGCGAATGCCTTGACATTCAGCGCCCCAGTCTGCTCATCCCTGTACTCGACCGACACCTCGCCGTCGTACCTGATCTCGTGCCATGTCTGGCATGCCTCGCACCACCACTCGACCACCGTGTCCATGGTGCCGTCATCGCACAGCCGCACGTCCTGGACACCAACCTTAACCTGGTCAATCCTCATCGAACACCTCCTCCAATTCCTCGAAGTCAGGGTCGCCATACTCGCTCGGCATCTCGACGCCACAGTGATGGCACCACTCGGGCGGACCCTCCCAGTAGACATCGCATGCCACGATGTTCCACTGCGGGTCGCTCCTCTCATGCCTGAACTCCCACACTTTGTTGACACACTCGGCGCAGATCGAGTCCCCATCCTCCGTGATGTAGCGGATGTTGTAGCCGCCAGGCCATGCGCAGGCCGGGAGCTGAGCCCCAGGTTGCACGCCAGCCATCTTCCATACCGCCAGCCCGATGCTCATGCCGCACCTCCTTCGATCCGTCCCTTCGGGTCATCCGTCCCTTCGGTTCATCCGTCCCTTCGAGATTCCCGCTCGCTCAGCACGTTCTGGTACTCCTGCACAATGGCCGGGTCGTAGCGCATGAAGATCATGTCTGCGACCTTGCGCCGCAACAGCGGGAGCGGAAGCCCCTCTGCCATGGCGCGGGCCTCGGCCCGCAACAGCCGCTCGTTCCTGCCATTGCGAGCCGCCGCAGTCCCTCGCTTGCCTGCCATGCCGCACCTCCTCTCTCCTCTCCTCTCTCCTCACAAAGTGAGGGAGAGAGGAGAGGAGAGGGGCCGAAGCCCCTCCCCCGCTGTGCTAGCTTATAGGCTGGCGACAATGAACAGCACGGCGATGCCGAGCCAGAGCATGACGATCCGCCATGCCTTCGGCATCAGAACGCCGCGAATAGCACGGCCAGCATCAGCCATGCCGAGGACAGGAGCAGCGTTCCTGCTAGCAGGTAGGCTGCTCCCTTCACGGTCGAGTGAGCGGCTCTGCCGCTCAGCATCGGGCCGCTCCCTTGTCAGGCATGGCGAAGGCGATGATCGCCGCACAGCGGCGAACGTCCTGGCCGTCATGGCTGTAGCCATAGAGCAGCCATGTCCGCTGCGGCATCCGGTAGTGGAGCTTCGCTCCACCGGGCATCAATGTCTGGACGTTGCGGATCGCGTCCCCTACGGGGACGCCGACATGGTCGAGAAGAATCTGTGCCGACTCGGCCTTGAGCGTGATGGGAGCGGACATGCGCACCTCCGTGTGCGGAGACATGAAAAAAGCCCGGCGGGGCGAAGCCCCACCGGGCAGGGAGGAGGAGCGGTAGCAGAGCTACCGCGAGACGGGGCGGATGGTGATCTCGAAGAGATCCGGGCCGTCCAGCTTCTTGCCGTTGCCCTTGGCAACCCCGAAGGCGTCGAGCAGCTCGCGGCGGACGTGCATGTCTCCCACGAAGCCACCGGCATAGCCGGTCGCCTCGACGTTCAACGGCACGCCGTTGACAGTCTCCCGGATGACCAGGGAGTTTTGGGTCGCCTTGACTTTCGTCAAGAGGATCGTGATGACGCCGTCCTTGACGGCGACGGCCTGCTTCACGGACGGCGCGGGAGGCGAAGCCTTGCGCGTGGTCCGCTTGGGCTTCGACGCCGTGGCCGGCGCCGGGATCGTGACCGGAGCGGCGACCGGCGCGGCAGCCTTCGGCTGCTCCTGCGGGGTCGGGGTCGGCGCGGAGAACTGCGCCTTGACCATGTTGCCGACGATGGTGGTGAGAGCAGCAAGCTGCTCCGCGATCTGGTCGATGTCCGCCTTGGCCATGTTGACCCTCCTAGGGCCTGAAGCTGCTACGCAGCTTCGGTAGTGATTCGCTATGCGAATCGGGTCGAAGATCCGCTCGATTCTCTCCTCCGGAGAGAACTGCGGCGGGCCGTCATACTCCATCCTCCGCAGCCAGGCTTCGCCTGGCAGCGGATCGTCCTCGAAATCGGGGTCGAGCAACCCAGCCTGCAGGAGCAGAAGCTCCGCTTCTGCCGTGAGCACTGGGTTGAACGGCTCCCGAATTCGCCGGACCCTACCCTCGTCTCTCATCCTGCACCTCCTCGACGAAGTCTCGGAGGTGCAGGTGAGAGACGGGGTGGCCAGCCCCAACTGCACCTCCCAGCCATGGACACCACGCAGGAGCCACCAAAGGTGGCCGCGTGCGGTGTCAAACCCAGTCAAGCCGTCCCCTCGCAATGACGCCGTCGATCTCCAACTCCACGCGCAGATCCCCGCGCCGAGTTTCCATGACCCTGATCCGGTACGCTTCGCCGTCTCCCACGCGCAGTTCCACGCATTCCACCGCCCGCGGAACGCCATGGAGCATTTTGGCGAATACCCTACCCCTCGCCAGAGCCCCGCGCAGAACTGCGCACAGCTCCTCGCACGGGGTCATGAACTCGGGATCGGACGCCACGACGCCAGCCACTTCCGCCAAACTCGACATGCTGCACCTCCTGACCCCTCTCTTTCGGAGGAGTCGTAAGACTCCTCCTCCGAGAGAGGGGTCAGAGCTGCCGCCTCCCGCATGCCAACCACGCGCAGATCCGCACAGGGTTGGGGTGTCAAACACTAGTGCCAAAATGGCACTCCCGTAGGGAGTGAAGTGCCAAAATGGCATGTCACGACTAGTAACCCCATAGGGTTACTAGGGATAGCGTTCGGCCTTTCGCCGTGTGCGCTCACTGGCCGTCACGGGCGTTGCATCGCACGACGGCCTGCACATACACACGCGATGGCCCCTTCGGGGCAGGTTGACATAATGAGGATTATCGGACACTGGCCCCGTAACTCCTTGTGTTACAAGGAGTTAAAAACGCGCTGAGCAGCGGCAACGGCCCATGCGAGCCGCCCAGCGGGCCTCCAGGGGCGGGGCGGCGCGGGTGCGCAGAGGCACGGGGGCGGGGGCGCTTCCGCGAGACGCCCCACCGTTTGCCCTTAATCGTGGTGGAAAAACCTGGCGAAACGAATTCTGGGGTGGGGGGCCTTTGCAGGTGGGCTGTAACCAGGTGTAACGCACGAGTAACGCAGGAGTAACCGGTGTAACCCACCGGAGTGGTATGTCGGCATGCCGACGTCAAGCTGGATGGATGCCGATATAGGATGTTAGCCCGACTCGTTAGCGTCCGTTAGCATCCGTTAGCAGCGGTGAGCAGTGGTGAGTAAGATGTAATCATCTGTAATCATGTAATCAGATTACACGATTACTGTAATCCGCCGTAAGCCCAAGAAGACGGAAGACGGAAGACGG